CAATGCCGGTGTTGTAGCCGAGGCTATCTGGGGTGATGATCCTGATCGGAAGCAGAAACTAGAGGATCATCGCGCAGGTAAAATTAAGATTCTAACCAACTGCTCTGTACTTGTAGAAGGATACGACGATTGGCGCATAGGTTGCATCATACTCGCGCGACCCACCAAGAGTAGCTCAAGGTTCATCCAGATGGTAGGCCGAGGGACACGTCTCGAAGAGGGCTATGGCAACCTCATAGAGGCGCGTCAGGCACACGATCACCTAACCCCAGGATATCCTCCCAAAGAATACCCATTCAAGCAGGACTGCATAATTATTGATGTTGTGGACAGCTCTAATAAGCTAAGCCTCATTACACTCCCAACCTTGATGGGCCTAGCAGCTAATATAGACCTTCAGGGTCATGGCGTATACGATGCAGCAAAGAAGATCGAAGAGGAGGCCAAGAAGTATCCTCATATCGACTTCACTAAGCTGGTCGACTTCGGAAACATTGACAACTTTATCCAAGAAGTTAACCTATTCGATGTCAAGTTTTTACCAGTGGTAGAAAACAACTCGGACTTCACATGGTATCCGAGCGCGACCGGTGGCTATATCCTGATGCTGCCGAAGCAGAATCCGGCCCAGGTCGCAGATCGAGTGACCATCGAAGCGAATTTGTTTGACAGGTATGAAATACGTGCTACAATCAAGGGTAAGAAGTACAAAGGAGAACGGGAGACTATCGAGGATGCCTTTACAGCCGCCGATGGTATCATCCGGTCTACTTCATCTGAAGCCCTGAAGGTGCTGAGTCGCGAGGCCACGTGGCACAAAGATCCAGCAACCGAGGGTCAACTCAAGATGCTCAAGAAGCTCTACCCTGGCCGCGCATTTCCACCAGATATCGACAAAGGAAAAGCGAGCAGGTTGATTAGCTCGATGATTGCAGGAAGGGCATAACTATGGTTGAATCAATTGCCGAGATGGAAAGCTGCTCACAAAAATAGCGGAATTAGTTGGCTATGTCCCGAAGGAAGAGGCGTAAATGTATACCATCACAAAGTTTCAAGACACTACAATGAAAGATGTCGTGGCCTCTCCATCGCCGGTCATACTCATGCCTCTGACGGTATCTACGGACACGGAAGAGCAGGCCAAGATGATGTTCTTCCAATCAAACGATCTGATGGATCTAGTAGACCTGGGCTTCCTCGAAGAAAAGACCGATGATTTCAAGGAAAGACTTTCCAAAGAACTTGCGGCCATCAACTCGAAGCGAGTATTCCGCGTATTCGTACCGACCGAGCTCGGTATGCAGTTCTGGGCACCGATCAAAGGCCTTCCGAACTAACGAATCAGCTTGACAGATAGCCTATTATGCTGTAGTATAAGGAAACTATGACAACCACTCCTGAAGTTAAGAAGTCTAATCATCAAGCCAACATCGTCCGTGTAGCTGAAGTGCTCGCACACCCTGATCCTGAGACAACCGATCTCGAACTAATCGTAATCGGTGGGTACCAAGTTGTTGTGCGTAAGGGACAGTTCGCTATTGGTGACCTCGCTGTCTACATTCAGCCCGACTCGGTCGTGCCGCAGACGATCCCATTTAAATTCATATGGGAAGGTCACGTTGGCATCGACGGTACGGTACCGGCCAAGCGCAGACGCATCACGGTTCGCAAGTTCCGTGGTCAATATTCCGAAGGCCTGCTTCTGCCAGTTAGTGACTTCATCTCTTCTAATGCTTTCGGATTTATGAGCGATGGGGTCACCTTTCAGTATATTCCTGGTGGTTACATGCACGAATGTGGTGTAACACTTTATACCAAAGAAGTAAACGAAGGTGATGATGTGTCTGACCTTCTCGGCATCACCCATTACGACCCAGACGCCGACAAGCCCGAAGACCCAAGCGCATCCGCACCGGCACGCAAGGCGCGCCGTCCGAAGACTCTGAAGGGTTGGGTCCGATTTGCATGGCATGGCATCATGCGCAAGCTATTCCCTCAGACACACCTCGGTCCTATCGACACGCCCATCGCTATCCCAACGTACGACATCGAAGCCTTCAAGAACTACAAGGGCACGTTCGCTGGTGACGATGAGATCGTGGTGACTGAGAAGGTTCACGGATCGAACGCGCGGTACATGTACCTCGACGGTATCCAGTACGCCGGGTCACGGACACAGTGGAAGCATGCTGACTCGAAGGATGAGTTCCGCAAGGCTCTCGTTCAGAACCCTTGGATCGGCGCATGGTGCGCGGAGAACCCAGGCTTAGTCCTGTGGGGTGAGCTGGTGCCGACGCAGGGCGACAAGTGGGCATACGGAACGAAGAAAGGTGAGGTCAAATTCTTGGCCTTCGACATCTTCAACCCTGAGACACACACGTTCTATGACTACGATACTTTCCTTGCTGCTGTGCCTGACGAATCAGTACGGGTTCCTGAGTTGTACCGAGGTACGTTCGGTGCTTACAGTCAGGCTCTCCTGCTTTACGTCGACGGCCTCTCGGCAGTCCCATGTGCAAAGAACATCCGTGAGGGCAACGTCCTCAAGACCGTCAAGGAGGAGCGTGTGCGCGGCCTCGGTCGCAAGCAGCTCAAAGTGGTCAGTAATGTTTTCCTTGACAAGGACAGCAAGTAACGGTATAGTTGTACAAGATCGTCCTCGGGTGAGCGAGGGAGCAATGCTGAGGAACTGATCAACCCAGCTACACTCGACACCCGCAGGCTCGGTACTATAAACCAATAACCCGTCCAAGGAGGACACCGTGGCATTAAATTTCGAAAACGGAAACTTAATCTATACCGCACATTATCCATCTTCACCAACACCCAAGCCGCTCCCGGAAGGTTGCAAACCTTTCGATCTTGCAGCAGCACTTGCGGGTAAGCCTGTAATTACAGGAGCAGGTAAACCCGTCACTAACATCAAGGTGTTCGAAGGCGTCATGGATGGTTTTTCACTTGCTGGCGTCTTAAATGGTACAGTGGTTGTGCGTACCATTGGAGGCCATACCAACAAAAGTGGAGCAGATTGGGAACAGGACCGCACCTTCTTCATGAAGGTCGAGACCAAGGATGTGTACTTCAACATCTACAACGCCACTCGTCCCGAGGGCCACAGCCATGCCACTGAAGAGGCAGCAGACAAAGCGTTTAAAGATAGTGGACGCAAGCGTGTAAACGAGGGCGGCAAGGCATTGAAGGTCACAGTAGAGATCTAAATCTACCAACCTACAAGGCACGGCGAGGTGATAGCAGTAAAGAGGGTCAGTGATGGCCCTCTTTTTATTCAAGAAACATAATAAACATAATTGATTTATAACCTAAAGTTGCAATATGACGAGGGCCAATGGGCAGCAAGAAAAAGCAAAGTGTCGATCCAACCAACATCCCAGCCAAGTTGACCCATGCACAAAAGGAATGGTTCATCCTTTTCTCGATAGCCGTCGCCGGTAAGGGCGCGAAGGGCACAGAGACGAAACTGAATGCACTGCTCGACTCGATCAAGCCCGAGGGCTGGGCGTTCTCAGGTCCCTTCGCCAAGATCAACTACCTCATCACAACGAAGCAGTTGTCGGACAGACTGAAGGAGTTCAAGTTCGGCCAGTACACCAGGATCGAAAAGGCCTATAAGCAAGTCACGTTGCCGGGCATACCGATTACGCTCCAGGGTCTCCAGCAAATCGACGGCATCGGCCCTAAGACCGCCTCGTTAATCGTTCTCTACACGAACCCCAAGGCCGATTGCGTTCCGCTCGACACGCATATCCTGAAGTTCCTCCGCGCCCAAGGCGTCTATAAAGTACCTACATCTACCCCTCCTTCAGGTACGCTATACAATCGACTAGAAATGGCATTCAAAATCATTGCAGTTAACCAAAATAAAACCGTAAGACAACTTGACACTGAGGTGTGGAACTACTATCATGGCAAACATGCGAAGTCGAATCCTACTCCCGCTCCTTCTTGCTATCCCGATGGCAGCTCAAGTCAGCACGCCAACGCCTGATCCGATCCTACCGCTGACACCGGATGATAACGTCTGCTCTGAGGTACCGGAGGTGGGTTGGTTTTACTACTCGCCTACGTTCGGTGTAAGCTTCTCTAAGAAGTCTTGCCTGTCAGCCATTCTCGCAGCTAAGGGACGATCACGGTACATAGTGATGGTGCAGATATAAATGGGACAGAATAAGTTTTCCAAGAAAAGCGACAAACTAACTCACACGTCTCCGCTACCATTCTCGGGAAGCAAAGGTCCAAAACTACCTGAGTGGGCAAGGTTGAAGTTGGCGAAGTTAGACGTAGACAGTGCGTGCACCGAAGTCGAACTAAAGATGGGTGACGCCACGGTTACCACCAATGAGGCTACGTTCTCCGGCGATTGGTATGCCAAGATGAAAGCCTTTTTTCCAAAGTCTATCGGTCAGCAGTACCAAGAGGAAGTGCAAGAGGGTAAGATAGAATCTCCTACGCGAGATACCTCTTACTATTCAAGACTGATCCGTGCTTCAAAGGTTTTCTCTGATTGGAACCAAGGCCGTTCAAAAGAAGACCAGGAAGCGCCTCCATCGGCGGGTCAGATCTGCGACCTCATGGCCAAGTTCGCCAGCATAGAAGTAAAGCTTACTTTACGACATGATGATGACGAGCGTGCTGCGAATATGGCCCCCGATCCGATGGAAATGTTTTTACAGAGATTAGATGCAATGGCGTCTACTAAAGAGCAGCAACAAAGACTCTTCAGAGATGATGAAATTTAGGCTTGACAAACGGCCCTTTTTACTGTATATTTGAATTAGCAAATGACTGTACCAAGTGAACTAGTAACAAGCAAGGCGATGCAGTTTATTACCTCTCGGGGCTGGAATTGGAGATCAGCCGGTCCTCCACAATATGAGATTGAGACTTGCCCTTACTGCGACAAAGATGGGTACCATTTTAGGATGTCTCTGCATGGTGCAGATGACTCGCAGGCAAACAGGGACGGTTTGTGCGCCTGCATGAAGTGTGGTAAGCAGGGCAATCTAACCAGCCTGAAGCAGCATTTAGGAGTGACTATCCCTGAAGTCGAATCGCGCAAGGACTCAGGCGACACAGGACGCAAGACAGAAGAACTACCTGATCTAGAAGAGGCTCATCAAGCCCTCCTCGAAAACGCAAACGCAATGGACTACCTGATGAACGGTCGCGGCTTCTCGCGCGCCATCATCGAGCAGCAGAAACTAGGATACACACCAGAACGGTACTTCCGTGAAACCGGTAAGGTTCCGGCTATCATCTACCCGTACTTGGTTAATTCCAACAGTGTCTTCGTACATTACCGGACTTGCCCTGACATGGACAATCCTGGTAAGGTACCGAAGGCGTTTAGCTCTCCGATGGGCTGGACGGTGCCGCTGTACAATCAGGAGGCTCTGAACAAGGAAGGCCTCAAAGAGATCGTGATGGTCGAAGGTGAGGCCAACTGTATCTCAGCAATGGATCACGCTGTCATAGACATCTGTGGTGTACCAGGCGCTAACTTTAAGAAGGCCGAGTGGATCGACGTACTCGATAAACTCGAACTGGAAAAGATATACATTTGCTATGACAAAGACAAAGTGGGCCAGAAAGCAGCGCAGACTCTCGCAGCGAAGATCGGCATTGAGAAGTGCTGGAAGATTACTCTACCAGACTTCATGGTACCTAAAGACGATGGCACTGAACGCCTCGGGAAGGACTTGAATGAATACTTCACGTTCGGCGGCGGTACAGCAGAATCGTTCGCGAAGCTCAAAGAGGAAGCTGTTCTCTTTGACGTTGATGGCGTTGCGAGTTCCAAGGATTCGCTTTCTGAGTTTATGGACGAGCTCGAAGGGAAGAGCGGCCTGGAACCGAAGTATAAGTCCGCTTGGCCTAGCCAGAATAAGCTCGTGGGATTTGACGAGGGTGATGTCATTGACATCCTCGCACCTGAGAAGGTTGGAAAGACTACCTATGCGATGAACCTGATGGAGCACATGTGCTCCACATACGGTGAAGACGGTGTGTTCATCTGTCTCGAAATGACCAGAGCGCGCATGGCCCGTAAGTGGGTCTCGCACAAGGCAGGTATCGAAGACAACCTACCAAAGGACGAAGCTGAGTCCCATGCTCTCCTCGCGAAGTTCAAAGAGGCAGTGCCGAAGCTTCAAAAGGAAGTA